AAACGCCTTGTTTTTTCATGTTCATAATGGTGGTGGAAATGTTGCAACGGATTTAGTTACATCTGGAAATCGTCAAGCATTGGCTGAATTTAAATCAAAAGCAGAAGATTTAGAAAATAAAATGTTATCAAATAATATTCGTATTAATTAAGTTTTTTAGATATTTATAATAAAAAGAAAACATGGTAATTAGAACATATTTTGATAAAAATAATACAATCGTAAGTAACCAAACAGTTAACACTGGATTAAACCCAGTAACCGAACTGTTTTATGGTGGTGCTGCTGGTTTAGAAAAATACAGTAGATTTTTAATTCATTTTGATGAAACAAAGCTTAAAGCTTTATACACTGGAAAAACATATACTGATTTAACAAAACTTAAACATACGCTTAGAATGACTAATACAGCATCTTTTGATACTGCATTATTAAATACTGGTATGGGTAATAAAGCTAGAGCTTCATCATTTGATTTAATCGCATTTAAAGTCAATCAATTTTGGGATAATGGTGTTGGATATGATTATAATATTTGTGACAATTTGGATTTTGATTGTGCTTATTCTAATAAACCATCAAACTGGGTAAATTCACAAACTGGTATTAATTGGGCTAATGGTGGTGGTGTTTATTCAGGTTCACCTTCAGGTATTACTATTTCTACACAACATTTTGATAAAGGTAATGAAAATTTAGAAATGGACATTACAGCTTATGTTAATGGTGTTCTTACTGGTGATACTAACTATGGGTTAGGTATTGCATTTGCCAAAGGTTATGAAGCAATGAATAGCAATACCCTTCAATATGTAGGGTTTTTTACTAACAATACTCAAACATTTTATGAGCCGTTTATTGAAAGTATTTATAATAACCACATTACTGATGATAGAAATAATTTCATATTAGATAAACCTAATAAATTATATCTATATACCAACGTAAACGGAAACCCAATTAATTTAGATACCAAACCTGGTGTTAAAATAGGTACTTATTCCGCATATACACCATCACAAGTTAATCATATTAGTAAAGGAGTATATTCAATTGATTTATTAGTAGATTCAAATAGTGCTATTCCAAATACAATTTGGAATGATGAATGGACAGGTATTACCATCAATGGTGTTTCTAGACCTAATATAACACTTGATTTTGTTATTAAAGATTCAATGGACTATTATAATTTAGGTAGCAATGATATGTTACCAAAACAACTTGCAGTGTCTATTGGTGGATTACATAACAAAGAAAAAATTAAACGTGGAGATATCCGTAAAGTAATAGTATCAGCTAGAATACCTTATACTGTAGAACAAACACAATATATAGATAATCTTAAATATAGACTTTATGTTTCTGAAGGTGCTGCTGAATTAACTGTAATTGATTTACAACCAGTTGAAATGGCTAACAATTACTATTATTTTTTATTGGATACTGGTAGTCTTATACCTAATACTTATTACATTGATGTATTGGCAACATCAAATTTACAAGTTACAACACTTAAAAATGTTATACAATTTGATATTATAAATCAAGTAGATTTAAGGCACGGACAATAAAAATTAAAAAAACACTTGACAAAAAAATATTTTGTCGTATATTTATCATTAACGTTAACTAGCGTATTGGTTTCGAGTCATTTTTTGGCTTTAGAGTTGTTTAGGCAATAAAGAAATTAGTACAATAATAATAAAAATTAAAAAGTTAAAAACATGAAACAAACAATCTTGACACCTACCAAAAAGGTGCCAACAGCTAACTTGGCTGTAAACAAAAGTAGAATTAAAATCTACAACAAACAAGGCGAAATGCCGACTTGTTATCTTCAAAAAGGACAAGAGTTCCAAATTGAATTATTCAACCCAACAACAGAAGTTGTATTAGCTAAAATCATACTTAACGGTAAACCAATCTCACAAGGTGGACTGGTATTAAATCCTGGACAAAGAGTTTTCTTGGAACGTTACTTAGATGTAGCAAAAAAATTCCTATTCGATACTTATGAAGTTGCAAATACCAATGAAGTAAAAGCAGCAATTGAAAACAATGGTGATTTTAAAGTAGAATTTTTTAGAGAAAGACAACAATTTAATAATCCATTTTTAATGACAACAAGTGGTACTTTTAATAGAGGTGCAACATATTATCCATTAAATGGTACTTTTTCTGGTGGTTATGTTGGTCAAACAACTACAAATATCAATAGTGGTGCTTCAACATTTACAACCAATTCTTTAGGTATCAACGGTAACCTTACAAATACTTCATCTTATTCAGCACCAATCCCAACAGCTAATGCATTTTTTAATAATAGTGGTAGTGTAACAATGGATGGGTTGCTATCATTTGATGACTCAAATGTTACTTATTCAGAAAAAACCTTACCAATTAAAATGTTAAGAGCAAAAAAATCAAAATCTATTGAAACTGGTAGAGTTGAACAAGGTTCATCATCTGACCAAAAAATAAAAACAATAGATAAAGATTTTGAACATTTTTCATTTCACACTATTGAATACAAAATGCTTCCAATATCTCAAAAAATAAACACAAGCGAAGATATTAACGTAAAAGTATATTGTACAAATTGTGGTACCAAATTAGGTAAAGGACACAAATTCTGCAGCTCATGCGGAACTAAAGCTTAAAAAATAAACTATAAGAGTTAACGTTATAAAAAAAAGCCTAGAGAAATCTAGGCTTTTTTATTATTTTATTGTTAAATCCATTTTATTTAACTTGAACAGACTATTTAAATCTGCAAGCGTGGTTACAGTAATCAATCCATTTATATTTGAACCAATCCAACATTGTGTTGTACCATTAATAAATAATACTTTAAAAAATGCTGATGGAATAGGAATTCTAGATTTACCCATAAACTTAGTATTCTTAGGGTCATAGATTACTCCAGTAACAATAACAACGTCTTGTTTTGCTTTAGCAATGATATCTTCAACTCCACCTTCCATTTGGGCCCATTTACCTCTGTTAAATGCTGCTAATTGTGGTGCCGCATTAAACAAGCTAAATGATTGGTGATTTAAGTCATTATCATAAGATGTAATGTGTGATGGTGTCAAGTGACCAATATCATAACCAGTTTTCAAATATGAATCTTTGGTGTATTTTCCTTTGTATGTATCTTGGAACCATTTATTGTCACGTTCTTTATCTAGCTTTACAAAACTTGAAAATTTTAAAACGTGTTTCGATACCAATGCACAAGTATCTTTCGTTAAATACAGCGTAATATCTCCGTGAGGAATTATTAATTTATTATCTGTTATAACTGTTTGCGAGTAGCTGCCCATTATCATGAACAATGCTAGTATTAAAAATATTTTCTTCATACCTATAAATATCTTGCAAATCTAAAAAATACTTCGTATATTTGCTTATGAACCTAAATAAAATACTTTACGAATACATGACAAATTCATTAATATCTGATGAATATATAGTTACATTATCAGATAGAACTATACTTGATGATTTTGTTCGTGGAATTATGGAAAAAAAGAAAGAAGAAAAACATCATATTGCGGACCCGTACAATGAAGCTAAACGCTGGCGTACTGGAATGGGTGGTGAATTAGCTCTTGAAAAATTCATTGATAAGAAGTTTGCTGACTTAACAATTGGTAATTCCAATGACTATCATGTTCCTGATTTATCAGCATTAGGATTAAATATAGGAATTAAAACTGTGGAACTAGGGAAATACCCAGTAATTTTTAAACGCTCAGAAAAACCTGAAATTATCATACTTAAATTGGATTCAAATAGATATTGTATCCTAGGATTGGCTACGGTAGAAGTATTAAATAAATTTCAGGATGATTCAGTCATTTTAAGCCCTAGTTTAAAGGCTAGAGGTACAAAGACTGGGTTTGTTGGATTGCATTCGTTAAAACGCTTTAAAACGTATAAAGAATTAACCGAATACAACATCACCCATAACACATAACTGTAAAAATATATCAGCATCGTTTGCATCGTATTGTTCATCTAATATATTTTCCCAAACTTCTGGGTAATCTCTTTTTACTAGTGTTATAGCTTCTAGAATTGAATCCATATCTACTGTTCCCAATAAATCTTTATCTGAATGTTTTTCTTGATAATCATCATCGTCATAATCTTCACCTTCAGCATCATAAAATTGTATGTATCCACCATTTAAAATATGTTGACCTATCGCTTCAGATGTTGCTACACCTCTTTCTTTTATGTTATAAAGAATTTCTTTTGGTAAGTGTTTGATATGGTACCAATAATTAGAACCACCTTCTAAAGCATCAACAAATAAGTTTATAATATCTTCATTACCAAATGTTTTAGATTCTCTATTTTTAATCTTATCATCTTCATATCTTTTCCATGATAAATAACTTCTAGCTATTTCATTATAGACAGCTTTTTTATCTCTATTTTTGGTAGTATTGATACTAGTTTCTAAAACTTTAATTTCATCTGAAAATTGTTTTAAAACCATATCTTTAAGTTGTTGTTCTAAATTTGGGTTATTTTGTATTTGTTCTATATGAGAATAAAGAGATTTTAATCTAGCTTCATGTTTAATCATGCTTTGATTATCTTCTTCCATATACTCATTATATCTTTTATCAATTTCATGACGTTCCTCTGGTGTTATGTTATCAAAACCAGCGATATCATTTAACCCTTCTCTAAGTAATTTTTTAATTATATTCTTCATACCTATAAATATCCTATAAAACAAAAAAGACCACCGTAATGGTAGTCTTTTTTTGTTTATATAAGATTATGATTATCTTAATTCACTGATGTTAAATGTAGGTACACCATCAACTCTTACGTGACCGTAGAAACGGTTGTTCACAACTTTTTTAGCATATCTAGTCATAATACCTTTAACTGGAGCAAAGTTGAACGGATTGTACATCGTTGGAGTTAATTGTAATGGTACGTATGGAGCATAGATGTAACCAGTGTCAAGCAATGATTTTCCTTTGTGTCCGATGATTACTGAGTAAGCTGGAGAATAAGGGTCACGGTACACTTGGTAACGTCCACTTAATGAACCAATTCTTTCAATACCCATGTTGTAAGTATCTTGTTCTGGGTTAGCATCACTTACGTGGAAGTATTCTAAATCATCAAAGATAGCAGAGATTTCAGAAGAAACTACGATAAAGTTAGCACCACCTCTAAGAGTAGATTTGTGGATTTGAGCAGAAACTTGGTTTACTCTAGTGATAAGAGTTTGGTTCCATTCTTTTTGTGTATAAGGGTTAGCAGATGTAGCAGCTTTTCTCCATCCATTGTAATCCCAACGTAATTGCCATGCAGCAGCTTTACGGATATCTCTTAAGATTTCACGGTCAATTTCAGCAGCAACTTGCTCAGAAAGCATTGCAGTTAATTCAGCTTCAGCATCGATGTTGTGGAATGCACTAACGTCTTGTGCTAACTCTGGAGACCATGTAGCTCTTAATTTTCTTTCTTCAACAGAAACAACAACTTCATCTAATTTGAAAGATACTTCTCCCATTTCAGTTTCAAGCTCTAATGTTGCATATCTAGCCCATGCAGCATTGAAAATATATGAACCAGCAGTAGTTGCAGATGCACCTTTGTAACCATCAAATGTAGCAGTAGAAGCTTGAGAAGCTGGAGCAGATAAATCTAATGCTAAGTAACATACACCACTATCATCAGTTAATGCTTTAAAGTCATTTGATTTAGTTACGATACCTTTACCATATTGTTGAGTAACAAGTCTGAAAGGAACTTCTTTACCAGCAGCAGCAATAACAGTACCATCAGCATTTACAATAGCTTTAGTATCAGCATTAAGAACGTGTAATGAAGCTAAGAATGATTCAGTATCCATTTGGTTACCATCAGCACCAGTCATTACTTCTCTACCATTGGTAATACCTTTACCAGGTGCACCATATGTTAAATTTTGGTTGAATCCTGAAATACCAATAATGATTTGTCTAACAGTACCATCAGTAGCCTGAGCTAAAGTAGTACCAGTAGCTATAGCAGAATATTCACCATTAATATCTAATTGATATTTTTGACATACAGTATCTGCAACAATAGTTAAAGTACCTTTAGAGTTATCAAATAATCCGTCATCGTAAAATGCATCATATAAGTTTTTAGTTTGGAATTTAGTAATACCACCAGTACCTAAGGTAACTACAGTTGGTAAAGCAGCACCAGTTGGAGCACCATCGTTTAAACCATTTAATCCTGTATGAGCAGAAAATTGTGTATCCCAAACACCATTACCACCATTAGCAGCATAGTCATTTCCAGCATTACCAGCAGCATCTACACGAGAAGATGTTAATGGAACGAAGAAGAATAATTTACCAATTGGCATGTTCATAGCTTGTACAGACACGATGTCGTTAGCAAGTAATTTAGAGAATACTCTACGTACAATTGGGAAAACAACAGTTTCGAAAGAACCTGAGTTTGTAGCAGTAACTGATTCGCTTAATAATGTAGACGCTTGGTTTTCATATAACTGAGCGATGTTTT